CCAGCTTGTCACCGACTTCGGGCCAGAGGACGCCAGCGGCGTGGACGTTGCGGCGCTACAAGCTGCCCGTCTTGGTCGTGATATCAGCGGACATCAGTTTCTTCGAGAGCTTCGTCGTCGTGGCATCTTGGCAGATGACTTTGACATGGAGAAAAACGAGAAGGAGCTTGAGGAGGAGGCGATGGATCTGATGAAGACCCAGCTTCCACCTCCTGGTAAGAACCTGGACCCCAGTGGCAGTCAGCCGAATTCGGATGAGACCAGTGGCGGAGACAAGAACGAAGACAAGAAGGAAGACGATGGAAAAGAATCAGACACCGAAGAGTAACGGCATGAATAGGGAGCAAAAAGAGGCTTCCAAGATCATTGCAGCCAGTACAGAGATCTCAAAAACCTTGGCTTTGATGATCTTTGGAATGGGTAGGACCATGACCATTCTGTCGCTGAAGCCTCGGCAGGCAGCAGCGCACATGGTTCAGGCAGCTGAGGAGCTTTCCAGCATGTCCAAGCAGGTGTTGGATCTGTCGGAAAGGATCATTGAGTGGAATGAACAGCGCGTCATCATTCCAGGAAAGGCTCTTGTAGATGTCAACAACAAGCCGCTCGAATCAGAATAAGACTGCTGAGGATTACCAGCGTGAGATTGATCTTCGCGCTGCCAAAACCCCAGGAGACGCCGGCAATACCAACGATACCCTGAATCGTCTCATCCTTGAGATGTCTGAGATGTCTGCGGATGAGCTTGCTGTTCTTGACGATTTCGTTGGCAAGTTCATGCGCGAAGGCCGAGAAGAGTATGGACCGCTTGTGATTCCAGATGATGAGAGGTCTCTAGTGGACTTCATTCTTGAGGCCGCCGATGAGGGGTACGATCACAAGTTCTACCTAGGGGCCTCGAAGCTGAAGCGGTTGCAAACCAAGTAGTGTCCAAGCACGATATCATAGACGGATCAATCCGTAACGAGATCTCCCTGCACAGATACATCAGCAGGGAGATTCGTTTGATGCTTGACTTGTTCGAGACCTTCGACATCAAGCTAGCCAAGCTGGTTCGCGATGGATATCGGCAATCGCAAGGTATATCCAGTGCATCATTCAAGAGACTGATCGCAGCAGTTCAGAAGTTGCGCGATGAGATGCTGAGCAAGGCTGGAAGAAAGATCAAAAAGATCCTTAGAGACGTTGGTGACACGGAGCACGAGCGAGAGTGGAACCTGCTCGTCGCCGCCCTGGACTTAAAGTCCGACCGACCAGAACCACCGACAACAACAGAAGCATTGAAGGAACCCTTCAGCTCCGGGTCATCTGGTGCGTCCACGTTGGCGATCTGGCTTGCGACTCTTCAGGCAGTTGACTTCTCCCGCATTCGCGATGCACTAATGCTCGCCGCCGCCCAGAAGGAGTCTGTAGACACGGCGGTTGCCCGTGTAGTGGGGACCGAGGATAGACAGTTCAGGGATGGGGTAGCTGCGATCACTAGGAACAACATACGTGCCATCCTGGCCACGTCCATCGTTCACGTTGCAAGCTTCGTCCGCGAGCACCTCTGGGCAAGGACCGAGAAGATCGTAGGAATGGTTTGGGTTTCGATTCTTGACAGTCGCACGACAGCTGTGTGCCGAGCCCGGGATAATAAGGTGGTGATGTTTGGTGACAATGCACCCCCTGAAGGTGCTAGTCTCCTTGTCCCACAGGGTGCCAGGCCACCGGCTCACCCAAATTGCAGATCACGAATGGTGGCATTTGTTGCAGGTGCGATACCGATCAGAAAAACATTTGATGAGTTCCTACGCGAACAGACCGTAGAGAACCAAAACAAGATTCTTGGGGTGGCTAAGGCGAATCTGTATCGCCAAGGCAAAGTGACCCTAGATGATTTTGTCGATGATCTCGGCGAAGAATTAACAATCACACAACTAAAGGCAGCATAGGGAAGAGAAGGAAAGACGCGATGACTTTCAAATTTTCAGAGAACGAAGAAGTAGAGGACCTGTCCACCGTCGATGAGACCCTGCGTGGTTTCTATGTGAAGAAAGAAGACTCCAACGTCTTTGTGATCAACGAGTCGCTTAAGGCGGCGGCAGTTTCGTGGGACGGTATGGTCGGCGCGAATGCCACCATTCGCAAAGAGAACAAGCAGCTCAAAATTGGCAAGGTGGATTTGTCGGTGCTGTCTGACTATGGAACTACCCCGGAGGAAATTCTGGAGAAGTTCAACAGCCAGAAGAAAGAGCTGAGTGATGCACTCGACGGAAAGAAGGATCATGTCAATCCTGAGAAGATCAGGAAAGAGATGAAGAAATCCCATGACGCCGAGCTAGAGCAGGCCAACAAGCGTGCCGACAAATACAAGGATCAGCTTTACGACACCCTTGTGACCAACGTCGCGCTGTCTGCAATCAATGAGCACAAGGGCAATGCAGAATTGCTTCTGGGCTTTGTTACCAAGCAGGTTCGTATGGAGGATGTGGATGGCAAGCTTGTCCCCCGCGTCATTGATGAGGATGGCGATCACCGTATCGGTGGCGCTGGGTCTCTCATGACTGTCGCGGAGCTGGTCAAGGACATGCGGAGCCAGAAGAAGTATGGGGCTCTGTTCGAGGCCGACGTCAACAATGGGTCTGGCCCGCCAAATAACCGAAGTTCCTCGGGTGGCCCTCCTTCCAAGGGGGAAAAGCTGAGCAGCCAGGCTAGGATCCAACGCGCTCTTGAGGACCGCAATCGTCGATAGCGCACTCTCTCATACACAAAGATCAGAGGTCACCTACCCTGGTAGGTGACCTTTTTTGTTCAAACAAATTGACTTTTCCAGAACCCAGATAGTAGGTTACAATTCAATTGATCATGAGGGCGACCCTGGTGATCGAAAACCAATCCCGAGCGATTCGGATTTTGATCTAACCAAACCAGTTACCAGGAGGCCCAGTAATGGCCAGTGTTACCCTCGCGGAATCCGCAAAACTTTCTCAGGACGATATGGTCATCGGCCTCATCGAGTCGATCGTTACCGTTGACAAATTCTTCCAGATGCTTCCCTTCGACGGTCTCGAAGGAAATGCCATCGCCTACAACCGAGAGCTGACCCTCGGCACCGTCGCCACTGTCGGCGTCGGCGAGGACATCGGTCCCGATGTCGCTTCCGGTGACAACCAGGCTGAGCGTCTGGCTGCCAAGGACGCTGCGACCTTCACCCAGGTCACCAGCGCTCTCACCACGATCATGGGTGATGCTGAGGTGAACCAGCTGATCCAGAACACTCGTTCTGACAAGAACGATCAGACTGGTACTCAGATCGCGTCGAAGGCCAAGAGCGCTGGTCGCAAGTACCAGAACCTCCTGATCAACGGCGTGGCTGGCGCGAACAACGAGTTCGCTGGCCTGCTCACCCTCGTCCCCGCTGCGCAGAAGGTCGCCACCGCCACCAACGGTGAGAACCTCTCCTTCGCCATCCTCGATGCCCTGATCGACCTGCCCCTCGACAAAGATGGCCAGGTGGACTACATCATGATGCCGCGCCGTACCCTTCGGGCCTACTTCGCACTGCTTCGTACCCTCGGTGGTGCCAGCATCGGTGACACCGTGAACCTGCCTGACGGAACTCAGGTCCCGGCCTACCGTGGCGTTCCCATCTTCGTGAACGACTACATTCCGACGAATCAAGTCAAGGGCGCCAGCGCTGCTGTCTGCACCACGATCTTCGCCGGTACGTTCGATGATGGTAGCCGCACCATGGGCATTGCTGGCCTCACCGCCCGCAACCAAGTCGGTCTGCACGTCGAAGACGTCGGCATCCACCACACCAAGGATGAGCGCATCTGGCGTGTGAAGTGGTACTGCGGCCTCGCTCTCTTCAGTGAGCTTGGCATCGCCAGCGCAGACGGCATCCTCAACTAGTCCAGGCAGGCACCTTCTTCTTGAGGGTGCCTGTTTGGCTTTGGCCACCACCCCCTTCGTGACAACGGAGGGGGTTTTGGTGGTAGAGACCTAGAACGAATTCACATCTAAAAAAGGAAAGATCAAATGCAAGTTGCACTTCAAATGGTAGGCGTTCACAAGAATGCGAACATCACGATCAAAGGCGTGAAGTTTGTGAACGGTAAGGCCATGGTCTACGGAGCCGACGAGCTGGTCGGAAACATCTGTCGGTACCTTGAAGCCTACGGCGCCTTCCAACCACACGAGGCCGAGCGCCGCCAAGCCATCCTTGATGGCGAGGGTGAAAAGGGAAGCATTCGAGTCGCTCGTCGCCGAATGCAACGTCTCCAAGAGGAGATGGCAAAGGCTCAAGCAGACCTGGAGGCCGCTACCGAAGCCTTCGAGGATAAGATGGTAGCCGATGAGGCAGCCGACAAAGCGGCTCGGGCCGCAGCAATCCGAGACGCTCAGTCTTCGGTGACTATGGATGTGTCCAGTGGCGCAATGGAAGATTCGGCATCTACCGAAGATGGGGGCAGTCGAGCGTCTGGACGTTCAAAAGGTTCCAAGAGTTAATACGCGGACGGGAAACGATCAGCTTCGGCTTGGCGAACCGATTCCGCAGATCAATGGTGATCAGGACAGAGACCTAGGAATGCCACTTGGCATTGACAGCGGCACGAAAGCCAACCGAAGATAGGACACAATCATGGCTACCTACAAAGCACAGATCAACGCAGAGTACCCCGGACTGACCCTTCTGAACGGTCACAACGCGGTTCTCCTTGTTGCCGAGGACGCAACCGACGCTCGGTCTCTTCTCGACGCCATCACCCAGGGCCACCCCTCGGCAACCGCCTGGGCCAATGCCACCATCACTCTGGTGACTGAAGGTGATCTGTCTCCGATGGTAGACCCCCACGGCGGCGCGGATGTTCCGTTCACCTGCACCATCACCATTGCTGGTGGTACGGTGAACGCAACGTTCACCCACACCGCAACTGCTGGTCAAAGCTTCGTAGACGTCATGACCGCAATGGTCACGCTTCTGAACGCACATGCCAGTATCGCCAATGCTGCTTGGTCCAGCCCCAACCTCACTGTTGCTGGTGTTGCCGACAACATCGGAGATCATACTGTGACTGCAAGCTTCAAGCTTGGCGATCAGGAGATCGAGAGTGTCATTGGCACCATCACTGATGGTGGCTCGGCGGGTGCTGCGCTCGCTGTCGCCATGTCTGCTGGAGTTCGAGCCCCGACTCTCCAGTTCTACCGGGCCTAGTCCGGGAACCCAAACAACCAATCTGAACTGAGTCTGGAGAAGATCAATGGCATTCTACCTTGTACAACTGGCCGAGTCTGGCCTCACCCTGAAAGATGGCCACGACATGATGGTCG